AGGGATCTGGATCGTTTGAGTCAGCAACTATTTATTACAACGTAGATGGTGTCTTACATAAGACCACAGGTTGTCGAGGAAGTTGGGCTTTAGAAGCTTCTGTAGGAGAAATTCCTAAATTGAATTTTTCTTTCCAAGGCATATATGTAGCTCCAGCAGACGTTGCTCTTCCTGCGGTTAGTTATGGAAATCAAGCGACACCATTAATTTTTAAAAATGGAAATACAACTGGATTCCAATTTTTGTCTTATAACGGTGCTTGTCAGTCTATTGAATTTGACGCTGGTGTAACGACCACCTATATGGAATTAATTGGAGGAACAAAAGAAGTACACATTATTGATCGAAATTCTGCTGGTAGCGTGACTATAGAAGCACCAACGATTGCACAAAAAGATTATTTTGCTGCTGCTTTAAGTGATACGTCTTTAGGTAACTTAGCTTTTACTCATGGATCAGACGCTGGCAATATTGTTCAATTTACTTCAAGTAAGATTGACATAGGAGATGTGTCTTATGGAGAAGAAAATGGCATTGTAATGGCTGAAATTCCTATCACTGCATGTCCATCTACCAGTGGTAACGATGAGTTCTCTTTGATATATAGGTAAAAGGGGGCTTACGCCCTCTCTTTTTATGAGTAGAGTGGCGAAGTATCTCTATTAATTATCTAATGAGTTTTGTAAGGAAGAAAATTTCTGCCTATCCTTGGCCTGTTGAAATAAAAAAACCTTCAGAAACAACACCAGGAGAATTTGAAAGTTCTACTTTTATTATTAAATTTAAAAGATTAAAGAAGTCAGAACTTACGAAGTTTGAAGCTGAACAGGATTATGGTGCTTTAAAAAAAATTATTGTTGGATGGAGTCAGATTCAAGATGAAGAAGGAAAAGATATTCCTTTTTCTGATAAAGAATTAAAAGCTTTTTCCGAAGACGTTGATTTTGTCGCTGGAGTGGTTCAAGCATTTAGTGCTTTTTATCAGAACGCACAAGAAAAAAACTAACTGATGCTGCCCTTTATTGGGTTTCGGGTGGCAGCGGATCAAATCAACAGGTAGATGAAGATGCCAAGATATTTGGTATTAAGTTACCTGAGAAACCAGAAGTAGATACAGAAGAAAATGGTCAATGCATTGTCTGGGAAGAGAATTGGGAAACGGTGTTAATGTTTTTAAGAATGCAAACTCAATGGTCTATGTCTTTTGGTGGAGTTGTAGGTCTTAAATATGAGGTGCTATTAGGTGCAGGCGGCTTATTTGACATATACAATGTAGAGAACAGACGAGAGATGCTTGAGGATTTAAAAATCATGGAATCTGCTGCTCTTACCGAAATGAATAAGAAGGATTCTTGATATGGCTGGATTGTTAGAGAAAATTACTTTAAAACTAGACTTACAAGGCTTTGAACAAATTCAAGGTCTTGGAAGGACTTTTAAAAAATTAGAAACTAATGCTGTTTTAAGCCAAAGACAAATTAAAGGTTTAAGAACAGCAATCTTAGGTGTTGGTAAAGGTGCAAGTAACACAATTGGTGGATTAAATGCACAAGTAAATGCGTTAACAAGAGTTAGAGAAGGTGCAAGAATTGGGTCAAGACAGTTTCGACTTCTTACAGAAGAAATTAATAGGGTTAATGCTGCAATAACCAAAGCTAATGCTTCGATGAATAGATCGAGTTTTGGTCGTAAAGATTTTATGCAGGGTTTAGGTGGAATTGCAGGAGCTACTGCTTTTGGGGGGCCGTTGCCTGGTGCAACTGGTTTGATTGGGGGTGGAATTAGTAAAGCACTGGGAGGAAGTTTCCTTGAAGGTGCAACTGGTGGTATTGCCGCAGGTTTTGCATTGAAACCTGTTGTTGAAGGAATAGGAAGTGCAACTACTTATGCAGCAGATATTGACAAGGCAAAGATTGCATTAAAAGCAGCAACAAAAGTCCAAGGAGATGCTGCTGCTTCAGCAGAAGCTTATCGTTTGGCAGTAGCACAAGCAGATAAAGCTGTTAGGGATTTTAATGTTCCTCAAGAAGTGGCAATTCGAGGAATGACTCGTTTAAGTGCTGCGGTTATTGGTGCTGGAGGAAATGTACATAATGCTGGACTTGCTTTCTATAACGTACTTGCAGCTATTAAAGGTACTGCTGGTGGTTCGGAAGATGCCAAAGCAGCGATAACTGCACTTGTTCAGATCTATTCAAAAGGCAAGGTATCAGCCGAAGAACTTTCCGGGCAACTCGGTGAACGCTTCCCGGCAGCCGTGGTTGAGTTCCAAAAAGCTAATAGTGACATATATAAATCAACTGCTGATTTACAAAAAGCTTTAAAAGATGGAACTGTTGGTTTGGCTCAGTTAGAAAAATTCTTGGAGTTGCTTGGAGGGAAATATGTTGAGGTAGCTAAAGAAATTGGAAAATCAAGTCAAGATGCTGGTGCAAGAGCAAGAGTTGCATTTAATGATTTACGGATAGCGGTTGGTAAGACTTTGCAACCTGTTGGTGCAGAGATACAAGAAGTAGGAATTCTATTAATGCAAGATTTATTACCTGCTGCCGTAAATGTTGCAAAAGCTTTTCTTGGTTTAACAAAAATTGTTGTTCCAATACTTAAGGTGATTGGAGAAAGGATTGTAAGTATTACTCAGCTTGTTGGAATTCTTACTCCTGTTCTTGGTTTTATGGCATTTAATGCCATTGCTTCGGCAGCAGGCTTCTCAACTATGGGTCTTGCAATTGGTAAAGCGACTAAAGCAATGGGACTATTTATTAAGGCTCAGGCTAAATCATTAGTTCTTGCTTTAACAAATCCTTGGATTTTACTTGCAACAGGAATAATTGCAGCGACAATTTTAATTAAAAAATTTACAGGTGAATATGACGAGATGGTGGATTCATTAAAAGCTGGTACTGCTAGTGACGAATTGTTTGAACAGGCGATACGAAAACGAGTAAAGTTAGAAGAAAAAAAATTAAAACTTCAAGAAAGAATAAGAAAAATTGAGTCTGGAGAAGTTAGTTCAACACCAAGAGGATTGAAAGGCTTAAAAGATCGTTTAGCAGAAACGACTGAAGCTTGGAACGAGTTAGGTGCAGCAATGGAAGCGTTTGTAAAAGGTGGAAGTACAAGCGAAATAGAAGCAGCTATGAAAAAAGTGTTTGATAGTTTACAGGGTGCTGGTGGTGGATCACCTCTGCAAAAATTTGCAGATAGTTTGAAAGACTTTAAACCAGCCGTTGAAGATGCTGTGGTAGGTGCGTTTCAAGGTTTAGAAGATACAATTATGGATTTTGTTCAGACAGGAAAACTTGCTTTTGCAGATTTAGCTCGTTCGATTATTGCTGACATGGCAAGAATTGCTGTGAGGGCAGCAATTGTTAAACCTTTGATGAACTTTATGTTCCCAGGCCTTTTTGCTGCAAAAGGAGCAGCTTTTGCTGGTAATAATATTGTTCCTTATAGAAAAGGTGGAGTTGTAAGTAGTCCAACAATGTTTAAATATGGTGGGTCACAATTAGGGGTCATGGGTGAGGCTGGCCCAGAAGCAATTATGCCTCTCAAGAGAGGAAAGAGTGGGAAACTTGGAGTTGAAATGCATGGTCGTGGTGGAGGAGGAGTAACAAATGTGAATTACACAGGCCCAACATTGAATTTCAATGGTGATGAGTATGTTCCTAAGTCTGCGGTAGGTAGCATTGTTAATGCTGCTGCAAATAAAGGTGCAAACATGGGTGAAACAGCAACAATGAGATCATTGCAAAATAGTCGTTCAGCTAGAGGGAGGATTGGAATTAGATGAGTATCGTTCCGATAATTACGTTCATAGAAATCTATGATCCTAAAAATGTTCCACCTTCAGGTGATATTGCAGGGGCTATTGAGCATCGATTTCAAAATAGTGAACCAAGTCTTAGTGGTATTCAATGGTCTGGCCCAGATCCAGTACATACAACAAATAATAAATTTAGTTTTCTTGCCTTTATCTATCAAGGAGCAACCAGAACAAACGATGGAAGTAATCTTGAATCTGCTTTGATTTTGGCAAATGAAAGCAATGATAGAGAAGGTGTTCCTTCAGTTGGTGCAAATAAATTATCAATGAGTTATGCAGCAGAAGCTGTCAACAATGGTTGGAGTGTTAGGGTTTCTACTTGTCAGATGACTGATACAACATTTAGTTCGATAAAAACAATATTGGCTACTGACATATGGAAAATAGTTTCAATGGGTTATGACAATGCATCAATCGAGATTTTACTAACTTCTTCTATAGATGCTGTAGGTGGGAACACTGGACGTTTTTTAACAAGTAGTTTAGTAGGGCATTTACCTGTTACAGCACAAATTCAAACAAGGTGAAGACTGCAATGTTGTTAGGGTTGCCTTATCGATTAGGGGCTAATCCAGATCAACACAAAGCTGCTGATTGCGTAAGTCTTGCTGGACAAGTAATTAGAAATTATGGAATAGATTTTCCTACTCAAGAACGTCATTGGTACAGGCGATTAAGAAAAAAAGATTATGAGGTATTTCGTGATGAACTAAAAAAGTGGGGAACACTCACAACAACCGCTAATATTGGAGTTGTAGCTCTCTGCAAAGCAGAAAAAGGTTACGGATTAGCAGTTTATTGGAAAGGCGGTTGGCTATCATTCGTAGACAAGACGGTTCGTTGGACTCCCATAGAAGGCTTGGGGGTAATCGAACTTTATTACCCTTTGAGGTAGAACTATGTGAAGCAATAGGTGTTACGCCAAAAGAATATTTTGAATTTTTAGATTTAACAGATGCTTATAATTTGCAACAAAAAAAAGGTTATGAAAATGTTCCTCTAATTGTTAATGGAGGATTAGAAACATGGATTGTAATTGAAGGTGGTAAATGGATTGGTTTGACTTTTTGGGGCAAAGTTGCAGTAACTGTTGCTTTGGTCGCAGCAGCCTATTTACTTTCTCCTAAGCCACAAGATCAAAGTGCAGGGCCAAGATTAGATATTGGAGGCATTCAGGGTAGAAGTCGTTTTAATCCTACAAATGGATTTGAATCTCTTCAAGATTTAGCTGTTCTCGGTTCTTTTATTCCTTTGGTATATGCAAGTCGAGGTGTAAGAGTATCTAGTCAATTACTTTGGTCGCAAATACGAACAACTCAGTTTGGTGAAACTATAAATGCAATTTGTTTATTTTCTAATGGTGAAATAGAAGAAAAACCACAGTTTGATTCATTGGCTTTAGGTGAAACTTTTTTAGCTGATCTTCCTCTATCTAAACAAAAAGTATATTTTTCTACAGGTGCAAGATTTGATAACAGATTAAAAGGAGTTGCTGATAGTGAAACTCCTTCAAGTAGTTCTGATCAATATCCAAATGGTACCGCTAAAAATACACATAATTATCAATACAGGTCTAATAGAGAATATGACGATAGTGATCCTTTTATGGTGAAATGTTATGAACAAACTAGGTTTGTTTATAAGCCAAGTTTTAGTTGTACAAAGACTCCTAGCACTAATAGTAAGTTTGGGCTTTATTCCCCAATGCCTAATGGGAATGCCTATAAGGTTGTTTGGGAATTACTTTTATTAGCAAAAGATGGAGATGATGATATAAAACAAGATGCAAGAATAAAAATGGGAAAAATTACTCATAAATATCCTAGATATGTCGGCATTACAAGTGCTGGTGAATCTGATTTTTACAATTCAGTTGGTAATGGTGTTGTATTAACTCCAAATCAAGTTAAAGGTGCTATTGATTCTCCTTCAGGAGATTTAATTGTTAATTATCGTATTTATCATGCAATAGAAGAATCAGCATGGATTGATTCATCTATAACAAATGTTGATCAATCAAAAAAATGGAATAAATTTTCACCTTGGGGTTCCTCAGATGCTAAGGCTGTTGCTGACACTACTAGAGAATTTGTAGACGACACAATAGCTGTAGGAGAACAATATATGGTTGGTTCAACATTGATGACTGCTATTGAAGAAGATAATGGCAACAGATGGGTTCATGGTTTTGAAGGCTTTCCAAAAACAATTAAATTACAAGCAGATGAACATGGTTATTTAGAATTTAGAAATACAGATGAAACAAAACTTCCTTCTCAATCTTTAATTGTTCAAAAAGCAAATCTTGCAACTTTTTCCAATACAAGGAAATGTAATATTACAGAGATAGGAATTAAAAGTGTTGTTTGGAGGCAAATAAATGGTTTTCCTAATGTAAATGCAATGCCTTCTCAAGATCGTATTAGAAGTTATGAAGATAAAAATGGTGGTATTCAATTAGGTAATATAAGTAAATATGTTAAACGTCTTAGTTTCTTTGTTTTACAAGCAAAAAAAATAAATTCTGGAGATGAATTTCAAGATATAAATACTACACTTATTTGTGTTAAAGGTTCTTCTCCTGTTGCTCAATATAATGTTCTTAATGTTAAATCAATTGATGGCCCAAATCAATTTGAATTTAGATTTAAACCTGTTCCAGGAAATGTAGTTCTTAATTATTATTCTGGAGCAGTACATGTTCTTAATTACTCAGCAGCACTTCGTAGAGAAACAAATTATAGTTTAGGATTGCAAATTTCATATCATGCTCAATTAGAGTCTTTGCCTACCGATAAGGTAAACGGAAATCGTTTTACTAATAATACTGAATGGGACAGAGGAGGTCTAGGTAGTGCCTTAGATCCTGACACAGGAAATCCACTTCCAATTGTTGGCCCTGTTAGTCAATTTTCTCCTATGGTAAGTGGAACTTTACCTGTTGATGAGGATTTAGTTTATAACTATTTAACTACACCTTTTCTTCCTGATAATGTAACTACTTACACAGGTATTGGAACAAATAATCAACAAGGTACATGGACAAATGTAAGTAACTACAACTTTAAAGGAACTCCTGTCGTTGGAAATGCTTATTTCAGTCCACAAAAAGGAATTTATGCCCTATCTGAACCTAGAGGTAGTAACACACGTTGGTATTTTACTTTTGGTGGAAGTTTAATTCCTGAAACATTTTATAAAGATTATCCTACAAATTACATGCCTTATAGAGATAGTGATTGGAGCGATGGTATAGAAGAAGTTGACAGCAGTGGTAATGGAACTGGAATATATCATAGATTCAAAATTGCACGAAATCCTTCTTCTTTAAATAGTGGAGAAGACTGGAGAGGTAGTGCTGGTAATGGAAGAAACTTTTTTGCTATTGCTGTACAAAGATCAAATAAACGTCCTTCAATAACAATTAGTACGGATGAAAGACCTACAACAGCAACAAAAGGTACTGGTGTAGGTTTAACTATTAATGTTAAAAAAACAACTAATGGAACTGATACTTTTAAAGAATATACATTAGGAGCCGCAGGAACTGGTTATCAAGATGGTGACACAGTTACTATTAATAGTGAATCTCCTACTCAAACTTTAGTTCTTGTAATTGACCCTCCTCCAGTAGATGTTGAAGACATTGAAACTCATAGTGATTGGAGAATGAACGGAGGAGATGAAACGGCTGATTTTTATACAAATTATTGGAGTATTGTTAAACATAATCCAAACAATGCAATAGCTGATTATTTTTTATTTGATGCAGAATCTTCAAGCCATGAGAATGGCCCTG